AATAAAAGATGAAAGCGAAGATGGTGTATTTGCTATTAGTCTAGTAGATAGTCCAGCAATAGAAGAAAACTTTATTATGCTTTCTAGTCAAGAAGTAGATTTGAAAATTCTTGATGAAGAGAAAAGAATAGTAGTTGGCTTTGCTTTAGTGCCTGAAAAAAGAATTTACAGAAAGGTAAAGGACAAAGAGTTTAACATCTTCTTTACCAAAGAAACTGTTAGCAAGTCTAGTGAGTTATTCATGAAGAAACTAAACTTAAATAAGTTTACAACCGAACACGAAAAAGAAGTGCAAGGTATAAACGTGATTGAATCATGGATAGTAGAAGATGCTAAAAATGACAAATCTAATATCTATAACTTAGGTGCTAAAGGTGGTGAGTGGGTTGTAACTTCTAAGATTTACAATGATGAAGTTTGGAATGAAATTAAATTAGGCAAGTTCAAAGGGTACTCAATCGAGGGTATGTATGATGGGTTTGATAAACTACAAGCTAGTCAAGAAGTAGAAGAGTGCGAAACTGTAAAAGAGATTAAAGAATTTTTAAAAACTGTATAATGGCTAAGATATCAGATTTAACAGAGTTAACGAGTGCAACTGATGCAAGTGAGATTGTAATAAATGATGGCACACCAACAACTAAAAAGATTACAGTTGCTAATTTAAAAGCTAGTTTAGTTAACTATACAAAGTTAGTTTGTTTAATTACTCAAAGTGGAACAAATGCACCAACTTTAGAAATATTAGAAAACACAACTGGTGCAAATTTCAGTACGATTAGACAAGCACAAGGAGTATATCAAATAAAAACTTTTTCAAGTGTTTTTACAAGTGATAAGACTTTAGTTTTGGCTAATAATTTTCGTTACCCATATACTATTGATATAAATAGAACTGGTGTAGACAACATTACAATAGGCACTTATAACGGAGCGTCAACTAGCGACGATGTTTTATTAAATTCAAGTTTAGAGGTTAGAATTTATGAGTAGGGAGTTTGAACCATCAATAAGATTCAAAGAAGTAACTTCTTTAGATGGTACGGAATCTATTTATTTAGATGATGCGAATAGTGATGTCCCTAAAAAGATAGACTATTTAAACTTTGTAAATGCAATAGGTGGTGACATTACGATAGCTAATGGTGATATAGTTTTTGTAAATACTCCTAGTGATTTACCTACGCCAGTATCTAACGTTATCACTCTAGCTGATAATGTAACTTATTATTTTACTACAACAGTAGACTTGTTAGGAGATAGGCTAGTAGGTGGAGAGAATACAGTTATACTAGGCTCTTCATCTGAGAATAGTAGAATAACATCAACTGGCCTAGGTGTTGGTGTTGCTTTGTTTACTACTGAGTGGACTACACCAATAAGGCACGTAACTTTTCAAGATGTTGATACTGCATTAGCTATTGATGGAAGTGTTAATCCTCCTTTAGCATTAGATTGGACTGGTGTTAACTTCTTAAACGTTCCAAATATAGGGTTAATTGATACTGCTGATAACTTTATATTCTCAAAAGGTGCAATATTAAACAGTCAAAACTTACAATTCGATGGTAGTCATGCAACGATAGGTATAGATAATTCAATCTTTGTAGGTAGTGGGAGTGCTGGAAACATACTTGATGTGTTGGCTGGGTGTACAATAACAAGACGTTTTAGGTTAATATATTCATCTGTAATATCTTTTGGTTCTAGTGTTGGTATAAATGTAGATGCAAGTGCTACAATACCGACAGAGGGTTACATTTTAGACACTATTAACTTTAGTGGTGGAGGTACTTATTTAAGTGGTGTTAGTTATACCGATAATAAAACTAGGTTTGTTAATTCTAAAGGTATTGATAATACTGCAGAGATAGGAAACTATTATATGACTAACAACACAACTGTTACAACTATAAGCACAATTAACACACCAGTAAAAGCATTAGGTACAACGACTGCAAACGCAATAAATCAAAAGTTTACTCACACTGATAATAGACTTACTTATGTAGGTGCTTTAATTCGTGATTTTCAAGTAACTGCTACTGTTTCTTTATCTAGTGGTAATAATAATGTAATAGGTGTTTATGTAGCTAAAAATGGAACTGTAATTTCTAGTAGTGAGATGTACTCAACTACTTCAAGTGGTGGTAAAGCTGAAAGTATAACGTGTCAAACAATTTTAGAATTAAACGAGAATGATTATGTTGAAATATGGGTAGAGAATAATACAGCCACTACCGATATAACAACTGAATATCTAAATGTAATATGTAAATCTTTAAATTAAATATAATGGAAAAAAAGAAAACAGAAAGTTTGATAAGTCCTAAAGGTGGTAAACGTGGGTGTCTATGTGACGATGGTAAGTATAGAGCAGAGTGTTGCGATGGTACATTACAAAACCAAGGCATAGGAAACACAACTGGACAAGGGGTTTCAGTTAAAGTAGATAACAGAACTGAAAGGGTAAATAGTTACTCAACAGGTTGAAAAAGAAACAGTTTAAATTTAAATAGTTAATTAGTATGAAAAAAGAAGTAAAAGATGCTTTAAACGTTTTAAAAACATTTTTAGGAATGGAAGTAAAGCTAGAGCAAATGAAGTTAAAAGATGGAGTTACCATCGTAGAGGCTGAATTATTTGAGCCTGAGCAACCAATCTTTATTGTGAATGAAGATGAAAGAGTTGCATTACCTATTGGAGAGTATGAGTTTGAAGATGGTAAGATTTTGAAAGTAGTTGAAGAGGGGGTGATCTCTGAAATTATGGAGAAACAAGAAGAGGTTGAAGAGCCTGAAATGGAAAAAGAGGAAGAGGTTGAAATGGAAACTGAAAAACCAACTGCTAAAAAAGTAGTAGAATCAACAGTAAAAGAAACTCACTTCTCTAAAGAAGAAAAAGAAAATCTTGAAAAAGAGATTGAAGAATTAAAATCTAAGATTGCTGAACTTTCAAAAGTTGAAGAAAAAGTTGAAGAAGTTAAAGTTGAATTGAGCGAAGAAGAAGTTAAGCCAATTAGTTTTAACCCTGAAAACAAACAACAAGTAGAGATTGTAAAACTAGGAAAAGGAAAATCAAACATTAGTAATATTTTAGAATCAGTTTATAAATTTAAATAATAAATAAAAATGGCAACAACAACTTCAATTACAACAACTTACGCTGGAGAAGATTCAGGTAAATGGGTAAAAGCTGCATTATTATCAGCACCAACTTTAGGTAAAGAATTAGTAACTTTAATGCCTAACGTAAAGTACAAATCAGTACTTCACAAACTTTCAACTGATGGACTTTTAAAAGATGCTTCATGCGACTTTACTCCAACATCAACAGTTACTTTAACTGAAAGAATTATTACCCCTAAAGAATTACAAGTAAACGTTACTCTTTGTAAATCTGATTTCGTTGATACTTGGTCTGCTATCGAGATGGGTTACTCTGCACACGATGTACTACCTAAATCATTCGCAGATTACTTATTAGCTTATATGTCTGAAAAAGTAGGAGCTGCTAACGAGGTTGCTATTTGGAATGGTGCTACTGGTACTTCAGGTTCTTTTGATGGTTTCATGACATTGTTAACAGTAGATGCTGCTTTACCAGCTGCAAATGAGGTGGCTGGAACAACTTTAACTGCTGCTAACATTGCAACAGAATTAGGTAAGGTTGCTGATGCAATTCCAGCTGCGGTTTACGGTAAAGATGACTTGAGAATTTATATTTCTCAGAACGCTTACAAACTTTACGTACGTTCTTTAGGTGGATTTGGAGCTTCAGGTTTAGGTGCTAATGGTTTTGATGGAAAAGGAAATAACCAAGCATTTGGAGATTTAATGTTTGATGGTATTCCATTAGTAGTAGCTGAGGGTTTAACTGCAAACCAAATGTTAGCTGCTGAAAAATCTAACTTATTCTTTGGTACTGGTTTACTTTCAGACCAAAACGAAATTAAAGTTATTGATATGGCAGATTTAGATGGTTCTAAAAATGTTAGAATTATCATGAGAATGACTGCTGGAGTTCAATATGCAAATGTTGAGGATATCGTAACTTACGGAATTACTAACATAGCAAATTAATAACTAAATAAATTCAGAATTAAGGGGAGGGGTCAAATACTCCTCCCTTTTTTTATAACTTTAAAAAATATAAAAATATGGCTTGTTTATTAGCAAATGGTCGTGCTGAAGTTTGTAAAGATGTAGTGGGTGGATTAAAAAACATTTACTTTGTCAATTACGGAATTGATGCAGCTGACATAACGTACGATGCAACTGATACGGACATGATTGATGCAATCACTGGAGTTACATCATTATATAAATTTGAATTAAAAGGAACTAACTCTTTCGAGCAAACAATTACATCTTCAAGAGAAAACGGAACAACATTTGTAGAGCAAACTTTAGCAATTCAGTTAAAGAAACAAGATGCTGCTACTACAAAGAATGTTAAGTTGTTAGCTTATGGTAGACCTCACATAGTAGTTGAAAATAATGCTGGGCAATACTTTTTAGCTGGTTTAGAACGTGGAATGGACGTTACAACTGGTACTGTTTCAAATGGTACGGCATTAGGAGATTTTAATGGTTATTCTTTAACTTTTGTAGGTCAAGAGAAGATACCAGCAAACTTTTTAGATTGCACATCTGAGGCTACATTAGCGACATTATTTGCTACTGCTACAGTTGATGCAACTATTGTTACTTCATAATTAACTTAATA